TGAGCTGCCAAGGGAAGACGATCGTCTCAAGGAATCGGAACCAGAGGGCGGTTGTTGTTTGTAAAGCGCCGTCAGGGACCTTTCCAGCATCGAGAGAAGTGACTTGCTCTCCGCAAGGATCTGTATAGTTTGCGATGAACTGCATTGTGGGTGACATTTCCGTGGTATTTCCACGGCCACACTTGGTGCAACACGAGATGCCGAGATCGTTAAGTCCTGAAAGCCCGGTTGCAATTCCTTCTGGTGGGGAATTGGTTGGTAGCCGTTCGCGTGTGTTATTCCTTCGAACGCGGGGTGGTCTCGGCTGTGTCTTTCGATTTTGATTAACGGTAACGTTGTTGGTCTTGATCTCGACATTCTTCTTGTTGTTGTGTCGTTTGTTCATTCTAATCTGGCCACGCATTCGGGTTAAAGTCGCCCCATCGCCCATTAATCAAACTATCATAATCATCCCGTTGGTCATTAGTGACCGTAAAAACGGGCGTAACCTTGATAGAATTTTCAATGCGCAATTGGTCTGCAACGCTTATGCCCCACGCGGACTCAAAACTAGTTCGAGTCTCCAAAGTTATTGTTGGGGGGCCAGTTTTCCATGGACGGAGTTTATCTAGGTATTGTTGTGTTAGCCAGGGAGATAGCGTGACTTTTCTAGATGTTGAAGCCATCTCAATTAGCTTTGTGGCAAGGGCACTAGCAATCGGTACTCCATAGCTTGCCGCTCGCTCACACAATCCTATCGTGTTCAAAAACGCGCGAATATCCCTACGTCCATATTTCGTTGTTGTCCAAGATGTTCTACCCAAGATTCTTATAGGGTTTCTGGACATTGTTGGTCCATAGTTGGTATTGATAAATCGGGCTTGACAAAACTCAGCTTCCTCAATGTTCATTGCAACCTCAAATTTCATGTTGAAACCAAACTCCTTGAAAATACCAATGTCGCGGCTCTTTGCTAGGTCGCGGCGTTCAATAACAATCAACGAGTCATCTCCATTTATCATCAAC